AGTATATAAATCCATTGTTCCATTTAATCGGTATGGAGGTATTTCATGTAATGATGAAACACCTTGATTTACACCAAATACTTTTTCTCTACTTAAATAAACATTATCTACTCTTGGAAGATAATAACTATAATCAGCAGACCAGTTAGTATTAGGATATGGCAATTCTATATTTTGTAAAGCAGTTCCACCATCTATCCTTCTCGGTCTAAAATCTACACAATCACGTAGCTCTACTGTATCACCAGTTACAGGACTTGTAAATGCTGGAACGGCATCATATCCAACTGCTGAAGTATATGAATCAGTAGAAAGATAACCCACACCTGCATGTGTAAAATAATCAAACACAATTGTAATTCTTCCAACTGGAGCAGTCTGACCTGCTTTTAATTTTATTCTTCCATGATCATAAAAATTATCTCGTTGACCATCATCTAATTCATATCGTGATGTTATATTTGCATCACCTTCTGCCACGTTAGTTACGTCTTTACTAAAGCCCGCAATAGCACCGCTAATATTTTCTTCAACAAAAATTCCAGTCAAAGGAACGTAAGTAATTTCAGTTGGTGTTGTGGCCACATCTCCTTCTATAACAATTCCTGTAGCACCTGATGTTGCACCAGTAATTATTTCACCAGCTAGGTATGAATCAATTGTAGTGGTTACTGTTAATGTTGGTAATACTGGATCTATGGCAGGATCTCCAGAATCAAATACTGCATGATATTTATAGATATCCGAAATTGCTAAATCATCATATTCTAAATTTGTTGTATTTGGAGTTGCATTGATTAATAGATTACTTGGTACAAGCGTCTTAACCTTTTCCTGTTTAGAATCAATATTAATTGTTGCAATAATATCTGCTGTAAAACTACTAGAGCCACTATTATCGTTAAAGGTAACAGTAGTATTACTCGGTGCATTAACTGTTATGGATTGGCCGCCACCATCAAAGGCAACTAATTCTCCAAATGTTAATCCTGAAGTACCAACAGTTCGTATAGTTGTTGTATAAAATTCTTTTTTATTACTATCACTTAAAGCACCACTTCCTAAAAATGTTTCTGTAGAACCACCTGTTGCAATAGTAGCTATACCACCAGCAAAGACTACATTTTCAAAAACTCTTCTTATTGTATAACTAGTATCAATAACTCCCGTATCATCGCGAATCGTTTTAATTGTTTCTTGAGGAAGTTTAAATACTAAACGATTATCAGATGTCTCAAACATCTTAGCATCACCTCCAGAAGTACCACCCTCTTTACCGCTATCATCAATATTTGTACCAGCTGATATCGATACAGGAGTTGCTGCTGGATCTACTGGATCTATAATACTCTCTACATCTGCAAATGTTGCAGAAGCACTAGTTATCTTAATATCATACAAATACATATTAAGAATTTGTACAGCACCAGTACCAGAAACATAATCAATATTTCTTACCCTCGCTGTACCTATTTTAGTTGATGCATAGGTTGTTGGGTTTGTCAAAGTTGTACTAGCGTGTGCTTGATTATGAAGATCAACTTCTGTGTGTTCAGTAATATTAAATAATCCAAGATAGTCTTTTACAACAGCATAATTTCCATATTGCATTAGACGATCAAAATTATTTACATTAACATAATCCCTTGCCTTGTCTAATGATAAGTCTTTAGAAATAATAGTTTCAAATTCATGTCCTTCGACAAATGCTTTACCCGGATCAAGTCTAACAGTAAATTTTGTCGCATCATCAGGGTCATCCTTTATTTGAATATTAAAAGCCCTTACTGTATAACTTCCAGATTCATCAAACGTTCTTCGTGCAAAGGTTTCTTCCAATACAGAATAAATTGGAATAGTAATATCCTTTTGTTTAATACCATCCTTGACTCTTAACACTTCATAAAAATCTGTATCGTCAATTGATGTTAAAACTTTCTTTGATAATGTTAATACAAGCATTAATCTATCAGCACCCGGTGCAGCAAAGTTATGTGAGCCCTGAGCATTATCAAGTAATGTAGTATCTGTGCCTGAATCAACAACAGTCTCCGCCACACCCACACCAATTTTATATGATGGTGTATTTGTAAACTTATCAAGTATAATAAGTTGTTCTGCTATTTGAATAAAATTACCATTGATATAAAATACACCTTCATTAATAGCAGCGCTACTACCTTTACCTGTTGGTGAGGTTTCATATGCTTCTGCCGACACACTTCCATCAACTGCACTAATTCTTTCACCGCCAAGAAAAGAAGCAGCTGTTGATAATGTTACTGTACCAAAGGCACCATTACCACCACCCCCCACTATCGAAACAGAAGGCGTTGAAGTATACCCCGTACCTTTACTTGTAATGTCAACACTGATAACAGAACCATTAGCAATTGTAGCAGTCGCGGTAGCACCTAATCCATCACCACCAGAAATAGTAACAGTTGGTATTGTTAAATACCCGGTACCTCCATCATTAACTGCAACACCTTGTACCTGCTCAGTCATGGAACCACCTGTAATATATTTTAAGAAAAGAACATCTGGATCCCCTGTCGCTGTATCAAGTGCTTCGTGATGTAATACAAGAGCTCTTGTACCGGACTGACTACCAACTACTGTCTTACCTTTAAACAAAGCTACATCAATATCAACAGCATTAAACTGCTGTTGTAATTTAACATATTCAAAATCTAAATTAAGAGTAGTATCAGCACCAGTAACTTTGGAACCATTCATAAAAACATGATCACCAAAATTCTTTATTTGGTTTCTTAAGATACTTTGTTCTGTAGTGAGTTCTCTTGCTTGGACTGGTAATGCGGGTTTATAAAGAACTTGATGATAGTTCTTGGTCTTATCAAAATCATCAAAGTATGGTGATTGATTTAGATTTATAGTAATTTTATTTGACATATCTTCCTATCTCGTTATTTAGAATTCAGCAACAATTTTTATATCTTCTGTTGAATCAGATTGTCTATGAATCGGTGCTCTGAATTCGGTATAAATTATACTTCCACTATCTTCATCTATTTCATTACTATCATAAGTAGTACCTGTTGCAAGAGTCGGCGGAGTAGTATCTCCAGTCGTCGGATTAACAAGTAAATGTACTTTTCTAAAATGATTCCCAACAGGGAAATCATTTCCGTCATTACCTATTAGTCTGATATTCAACATTACAAACGCACCACCTAATTCAACCACTGCATTTGAACCATGTCCACCTTGAGGACCAATCCTTCCTATAATTGCTGCAGCCGTACCACCACCACTTGAAACTGTAGTAACCACTGAACGATATCCAGTTCCTTCACTTACCATATCAATTCTAGTAATAGCACCTGTATCAACTCCTGATACCCTTGCAACCGCACCATTGCCATCAGACGATGCAAGCGTCACAGCAGGTGAAACTTCATAAGTACTAACTGATGTTGGAATATTAACCCAAGCACTATTAACAGTTGCTTCTTTAGTTACGTGATTATATCCAGTAATAGTTTTAATCTCACCCTCACCAGGCCCTGTCAAAATAAAAACTACCATATCATTATAATAATCAACTGTAGTAGTATTTGCATTTGTATCTAAAGTAATTGTCGTTGCTGTGCCACCAGCTGCTGTACCATTATTCCATTTATAATTAGCACCACCAGACAGTACATCGATATGTTCTAATGCTCCATCAACTGCAGTTGTTTCAACATCTGCTTGATCTGTACCAACAGCGCCGGGTGCATGTACGGGAATCCAATCAGTAGTAATAAATTTCAACACATCTGCTTGCGCTACTTCATACATAAACTTCCATCTATATCCATCAGGTTGTGTATCAATAATATCGGTACTTACTCCAGTAGGTTCTACTGTTGATGGTGTCCCATCATTATTTGAAATACATTTATATACCCGATAAGCTTCAGTGAATACAAAAAAGTTTGTATCAATGATATCATCCTGTAGATGATTATACTCATCATAAGTTTCCCCTGATACCCAATCTACTCTTTTAAGAACATGGGAAACGTCTCCAATACTAATAAGTTTTGAAGCAATCCCTGAATCGTGATGAATGAATGGTGAGACGGATGTATCAATAGGAATAGGAACATTAGTATCAGAGTATGATCCGTCTTCATATTCCCCAGAACTGTTTCCAGACCACGGAGAATTTTTACCAATCATTAAATAGATATTAGCTGTACCAAAACTAGCAATGAAATTGTCCGCGTTAAATTTGCGAAATGTGTTATTGATTATTGCACTCATACTCTATTTCCTCCAACCTTTTCGTTTAATTTGTTATAGTTATTTATAATACTTTTTTAACATGTCAATATATATTTTACGACTTATACGTCTGGTGGTGGTAATTCTGAATTTTCATTACCAATCAAATATTGTGTGATTGTAGCATTAGTAAGATTCCTTGATTTCAAACCACGAAACCATGTATAATCAACTATCCTATCCTTAGCAAAACAACCAATGCCCGTACCTGATTGTAGGCCTACACCAATCACCTGACTAAAGCCACCTTGCTTCTTAAACTTTGAGTTTTCCAGTCCCCTCTTTAATGGACCCAATCTTAATTGCGTTGTATTTTCTGTTGATCCAGTAAGCTCACCATAGTCATCCTGATAGTCATCATTCTCTGTGATCTCACCATAATTCTCACTTGAGGTAACCTCATCTTTAACTAAAAGCCAATCTTCATAATCACCTAAGGTCAATAGATATTGTACTGCTAAATCTAATTCAAGTGTGAAACATTTAGTAGGAGCAACATAAAAAGAACTTTGTATTGTTAATCCATAATCCTCTTGTTCAGATACAGTCTCTCCTAATAAGCCCCAATCTTCAGGGGGACCATGTCCATCTGGATCTATTGTTTCTAATTCCGTTATCGAACGATAATCTAAATCATCTAAGAATATAAGTACTCTTTCACCCTCACAAGAATCTACTTTCAGATCAATTACAACAGGAGGTGTGATTGTCCCCATATGAAAAATAATAGTATAGTGTCGTCTTTCAGGTATACCCGTAATGCTTAATGTCGTAGCAATATTTGTAAGGAACTGCATATTGCCAAACATAGCAAGACCAGCTGGATGTGCTGTTCTCTTTACAACATCTTTCCATAATGAAATAGGATGACTGGCTGTAATCACATAAGAAAATAATTGATAGTAATAACTATCTTGAATATATTTTGTAGAGGAAAGAAATCCATCATCACCAATAAAAGATTTATTGTGTTCGTTTTCATAACTAGAAACATCTGCAGTTGCAGATGCAGTGCCATCACCATACCCAGAAAAATCTAATGTTGGATTAGATGTATAACCATAACCATTATTAACAATCTTTAATGCTTTAACACCACCAATATTTTCACCGACTAATGTTATAGATAAATTAGATCCACTACCACCACCAGACACTGTTGGCATAGCTATGTAACCGCGACCGGGACTTTCTATTGTAATGGATGTAACTCCTCCTGAGCCATCAACTTCTCTTACTAATAGACTAACAGTTCTTGCATCAATATCCAACGCGTCTGTATTATCAATATTTATTTTATCACCAACAACATATCCGCTACCACCATTATTAATTGTAACAGATTTAATATAACCAGTAGTTAAATCATCAATAGAAATAAAAGCACCAGCGCCAGACGTACCACCACCACTCATAGGAATAACTGTACCTTTCATATAATTATTACCTCTAGAGGTAATAGTAGTATCAGTAACCATTCCACCTAATACAAATGTTAATGTTCCATCAGTGATTGTTTCAAATGGTTGAAAGGTAGCATTAACATTAGAAAGAAAAATAGTGGATACCATGAATGCACCAATATGTTCTTTTACTATTGTCTCAGCAAGTGCCGTAGCACCAGAAGTAACACCAGTAATTTTTTTACCTAACAAATCAAAAACTGCATCAGACCCACTTGTATCAACTACACGAATAATTTTATTCTTAGTATACTTGCCATCCGATACGCGAAGCATATCTTTATTAGGATAATAAAAATTTATTTCCTCTTTATAGAGTAATCTAAAAAGAAATTGAAATGCTTTCTCACTACCCTTAGCTCTATAAAAATCTCTAAGATGTTTTAATACGAATGGCTTATTGGCATTAGCAAAAATAGCTTCAGGAAGGTCTTTGCCAAATTGCTTCTTAAAATAATTTAGAAACTCATCAGTTGTTTTATCTAGATTACTATACTTAGTAAGATTGCCAACAATCTCATAAGGCTTTCCTTGCTCCTCCATGTATTCATAATATGCTTCAAGGAAAGCAATGAAGGTGCCGTGGGATTGCTTTACAAAATTAGGTAGTTGACCTTCTACCTTTACACTTATTCTTTCATCCAGTTTAGGATGGATTGGTTGATTGGGAGATACTAAGGCCATATTAGATTGTCTCTGCTACCATATTAATAACAATTGCTTCTGTGTCATTAACATCATAAGTTAATATCTGTTCTCTTAAAGGAGTAATGTCACTATTGTTATATGTTGGTGTTACAGTTATTTTAATATAATCATTACCATCTGTAATAGTGACTGGTCGGAAACTATTCAATATAACCTTTCCTGTAGCATAATCAATAGTTCCATAATCAGTTGAACCGTCCGGTAAAATAAATAAATCTAACAACTGACTATCAGTGTCATGTACATCTACAGCATAATGATATTCGCCAGTATGTAAAACACTAGCTTCTCTAATATGTACGGGTCCTGCCCAAACCCCACCACTATTTAATTTAACTGCTTTAATATTTCCAATAGTATCATCAACCAAAGTATATGTATATCCATCAGTAGCAATAAAAGAACTACTAATAAGATTCCCATGCTGCAAGGCATTATTAAAATTCAAAGTATATGTAATTGGTGTATCTAATGTTTCAATAGCAATCCTTTGCTGATACCTCATAGTTGTTCTATTATTTCTTATGCTATCATTTGTATTATCAATATCCTGTGTCAGCATAGAATATCTAAACTTCTGATCAAATTTTTCTAAATTCGTTTGATGATAATTCTGTATAGAAGTATTGATATTAGTCTTCAATGTATTTTCATCAGTTAGATTTGTAACAGGATCATAGTTCACAGTAGTATCTAATAGTAAATAAATAAATATCGGATCAATGATTACAGGTATGACCGTAACAACATTTGATTGTTTAAGTATACTTTTTTCAATTGCTGTCTTTGCAACATTAGTAAAGACATTATTCCCCGAAGGCTTTACTGCAATAAAAACTTTTCCATATTGAACCGGATCTGCATCCTCACCACCATATGCCGTAATAGATTCAATGTCTGGACGCTGCTCTAAAAGAATAGCTTTATAATCATCCCTCGTAGTTGCCCTATTTTGTGCTTGATATAATTTTGGAGCTTGGAATTTTAAAGAGGTAGTTGTTTGAATATCAGCACCACCTGTCGCCTCAGTATTTGTGGTTAAAATATAATCCGCAGATGTTAATGTGGCTACCGAACCAACAGCAGTAAATACACTTGCCTTGTTTGCAAGTGTCCCACCAGTAACAATATATTCAATAAAGATAATATTGCCATCCGATAGTTGTTTACCTACAGCACCATCACCAAATGTGATTTCATATTTTCTTCCTTCTATTTCTTGTAGAAAGAAAACCTTATCCGTTCCCTTGATAGTTGTAACATCAATTGCATTGCCGTCCGTATAGATATTAGTATCTGTATCAGAATCAGAATTCTGAACGACTACACTAATAGTAGAAGCATCTACATTTACATTTGGAATAATAAACCGTTGAGCAGTATCCTCTGAATCAACTGTATATGATTTATTTAATATCTTTCCTTCTTTAATCTCAACACCCGTTGCCACATAAGAACCATCACCCGCCCGTGGAACATTTGTAGTTATATTAGTTACAAACGTATAACTTGTTCCATCAATGCTAGTAGTAAATTTTGTATCCTTTGCAATCGTAAGTGACGTTGGTGCTCCTGATGGTGTAAATGTAAAATTAAGTTCTGCCGTAGGTGTCTTAACTGATGTTGGGGTTACACCTAAATGCTTTGCATGTGATACAACTGAATCCCTTAAAGAGGAACTATCCATAAACATTTCATTACCAAGCATGTTGGCATAGTATCCAGTATAGTGTGTATTGTAAGCTAACATATCAATCAACACACTCATACCAGAACCTTCAAAATCATAATCTTGAAATTCATCCTGTGCTGATAGATAAGCTTTTAAATTAGATTTGATCTCATCAAATTCTAAGTCAGTTACTTTAATCTTATTTGAAGTTGCCATCCTATCTTAACCTCTCTAAAAATAATTCAATCGTTACGGGACTAGGCGTACTGATCGGTTGAAATTTTATTGTTACATAATAACCATTTTTATCTATGTCACCCAATACTCTTATATCTATTAATTTAACTCTTGGTTCAAAGTTAGTAAGTACTTGTCTTATCTCAGATTGTAAAACAACAGCAGTAGTAGGAGATACCAGTTCAAATAATATACCTGTAATGCCACTTCCAATTTCTGGATGAAATGGTCTTTCATGGGGATTAGTCAATACAAGATTTCTTACAGACCTCTTGATAGCTTCAACATCTCTTTTTAATACTATATCTTTAGTAACAGGATGAGCTATAAAATCTAAATCAAGATCAGCCCAGCGCCTAGTATTAGTTGAAAGTGGTTTTGTATATACTGCCATTAGCGTCTCTTCCCTTGTCCTCTATATTTTTTCCAGCTTCGTCTTTTATGTTTATTCTTTGGTCTGCTTCTGGTTGGGTGATTACCAATAGAGGTAACATGCTTAATCTTATCTCGTTTAACTATTGCTTTATATACTGCCATTATTTTTTAAGTTTCTTATCTGCTACCTGTAAAACATAATCAGGTCGTTTGTCGACAAACTTCTTTTCTTCAGATCCTTTTTTCATTGTCAATTCAAAACCCTTACTGGTTAGAATAAACTCATATATCTCCCAGCCTTTTTTCTTCATAGACAGGATAGGTTTCTCATCTGTCTTATCCAGCATACCAATCTTAACTGCTGCTTTGAAATTAAAGCTAGGCTTGTATGCTTCATTCATTGCTTCACCATGTCGAATCCAACCTTCAACCTTTACCCATTGCATAGCTTTTCCTTTACTACCTTGTTGAGCTTTTTTAAAATCCTTCTCATCATCAAAGATGGAAAACTCTTGGTGCTCGACACTATAACCAAGTACCTGTCCTACATCAAGTGCTTTAAGAAATTGCGATGCTTCTTTCTTCGTATTCCTATCCTTAATGTCAGACCATTTCTTGGGCTTTGCTTCAATTAGACTCTTATACGTTTTCATATTCTCTCCCTGTTTAAACATAGATCCCTCTGTATATTTATAAGACTTCTTCTATATTTATACCCCATATATTTCTTATAGTTTTGACATCCTGTGATATATCAAAACAAGCAAGATGTATATTCTTCTTCTCCCGTGAACGGCCATAAGCATATCCCATTTCATACTCCGCCAGATCATTTGGTGTAAAACGATACCCCTCTGGATATAGATATCTTACACAAAACTCAAACAACCATTTGACCCAAGGCTTAGTCGTTTCACTATTACCCATAGTGAATCCAATCACCACCGCTTCGTCTTTAACTTCCATACCCCTGTTTAAAAGGATATGGATGATGTCATGGTGATAGAGGTCTATCGCCCCCGTTAAACTGATAGGTGATTTTGGATTTTCCAATAACCATACAAACCAATGAATCCCTGATTGCTTCTTATAAGTCTCTTGATCTCTCCAGCGGTCTATCGCCTTCTGTAAATTCATAGATTCCTCTTCTATTTTTCCCTATATTTATAACATTAACAAAAATTAATTTAAGGATCCTGTAACTCATTGTAAACAAAGGATCTTGCTATATTTTATAACTCATTGTATTATAAGGGGTTACAAAGTATTTTCACTTATCGTTTGTTTTCAATGGGTTACAGTGGCGCTTTTTTGTTGACATATATGTTTAAATAGGTTAAAATATATATATTAACAATGAGAAAACAAGGATATCAAATGACAACATACAAAGACACAGGGATTGAGATTCAAAAGATTCCAGCAAGAAAGACCCGAACCAAACATATTATAAAGGGTCGGACTTCAAAACAATCTGGATGGAAAGCACCTACACAAGTTCGTTGTTCTTCAATTTATGATTCGGTCTTATATATGAAACCACAGACCGGACAAGATTCAAAATCAACTAACAAGATGGCTCATTCGAGAGAATGGGGACAACAATAATTTTTGGAGCTATATATATAATGAAAGAAAAAAAATTAAATATTGATCATTCAGAGTCAGCGTCGACTCTATCTGATAACTTAAAATATATTAATAATTCGGTATCCCATTTGGAGATTAATCGTTTCCAAGGCGTTAAGGACATTATGTTCCAAGTAGTGTGTAAAGCACTAACCATTAACGTGGTTACCGGAAAGAAAGCATTTGTAGTTTGGGCAGTCCAAGAACAGGACAGCATGGAAGAAGCAGTACAGATGGCGAAGGATGAATTACGAAATCGCATCGTTATGGGTGCGCCGGTTCTTCAATATGCAGGACCGGAAGAAGACATTCACAATTTAGTGGAGTACAAATAATGATAGTAGGTATTGATAAAGTTGAAAAGGTTAATAGACACATTTGTAGACCAGATGGGTCAAGCAACCCGAAATGTAATGATGGTGTTTGTCGAGTAAAAGGAATTAACGAACATAGTGAGACATTCACAATTGGATTTGTATGTCAACATCTATGGAGTACGAACAGATATAAATGGCAGCTACGATATCCCAATCACGAATATGTAAAGAGTGGTTCTGTTGGATATCATAAACTGTATGATTCAAAACCTGAAGCAGTTGAAGCGCTGATGGATCATGTCAACGATTGTGGAGTTATATAATAATGGTAAGAGAAATTTTGGAAGGGCTATTAGTAATGATGCTATTAGCCATATTGTGTATATTAATGATGGTGATGTAAATGAAACGAAGAGATAAATGGAAACGATTTAATAAAGAACAGATGGATAAAATGGTAGCCACCTATGTCCGTCGTAATAAGTTAGTACCGATTCAGCAACATGAGACAGCAGAAGGTCGAGCCAATTACGATTTGAAAATTACTTATACTGGATATTGGAAAGACGAAGATGGTATGAGGTATCATCGTCAAGAGCTTGAAAAATATTTAACAAGGATGGCAAGATGATTGTATCGAAAGAAACCTTAAATAAAATTAGTGAGGAGAAAGATGTTACCCTCGCGAAGCGACTTTACCATCTCGTAACAAATTGCGATATGTATAAAGTAGATCCGAACGATAACAAATTCTATAAGTGCGGCATTACCGTAGTAATAGAATGGAACAAAAGAACAGAACCACACTATCCGGATTGGGCTCCAGAAAAACCTTTTGAAATCTGGAACTGTGGTTCTGAGGATGATGCAGTAGACTGTTTTGATAATACAAAAGAGGATTGGAGATGACCATAGCAGAATATGCAAAGACATTCGGTTTAAAACAAATCGACAATAAAGGTGAATGGTTTGAAAATGAGATTGCTATACATCATGCAGATGATATTGCAGCTCATATATTATGGATGGAAGAACAAGAACAGCAGGATAAAATTTTAAAGAGGTATAATTATGAACCAAAATAATGTAACAGACGATATGGTATATACCTATATCTGTCATAACGATTTTATGCGGATTGAAGGAACACAAGAGTTCTACGAATGTCCGGGTGGACACTCTTGGCATTGGGTGAACATTGTAGAGCTCATCGCAGAGATGAGTCCTCTAGACTTTTATAATCTTTGTTTGCAGACTGAACGTGACGCGGAGATTGATAGAGAAACGAAAGCGCGTCAGGCGAAAGCAAGGAAAGATTTTCCGGTAGGAGACCAACCTTCTTATCCTTATGAGTTGGGAGACCTTCACTAATGAATAAGACATATACTTTAAAAGTTCCACGTCCACAATATGATCGACTAGGATCAGCATTCGAATTGGACGATACTTATTTTGAAGAGTTACTACCAGAGTCGGATGAAGTAGTTTTTATTGTATCAGAAGATCAAAGGAAACGATTTGCAGAACATGCAAAGAGAAACAATTCTCATTTGTATTGGATATGCCAAATGTTTCTACCTAGAAATATTAATCAGTTTGAGGTGTAGTATGTTTAAAAATTTTATTATCATTATATTAATTATTCTACTGGGTTCCTTGTTATTCAATAACGAGAAGAACGTAGAACTACTTGTTGGCAATATGGCCGACACAAAAAACAAAGTTGTCGATGGTGTAAAGTATCTCAATAAAACTTTCGACAAAGAGTTCGAGGTACATGATGAACCTTTCACCGGCATTAAAGAAGATACATTCTTCGAGGAGAAGTAATGAACAACGATCATTTTAAATTATGGATGGATGATACATTAAGAAGTTTAATACCTGAGGACATGGAAGTTCCTAGGTTACGTTTAAACTTTAGTACATCTAACCTATCTTGGCTGTGTCGTAATCTCCAGATAAATAATAAACAACATCCAGAGATTAAACAAACCATGGCAAAGCTAAATACGTTACGAATGAAGTTACTATTTAATAAGGAGAACCAATGGCGAAAAGTCAATTAACAAAAAGAGCAGAGAGTCTCTTTGGTAAGGGTGCCAAGAAAAAAGAGATTCGAGTTTATATGGGACCCGGTCAACTGACCGAGAATGAAATACGAATTCTAAAAGAGAACGGAAGGTTCTTTCGTTGTCCGGATCATATTCCAGAATACACAAAATTTTAAGAGCATTAAACCAGTATCATATCGTTACTGGTAATCCTTTAAAAAGGAGAAACGCGTATGAGTGATGTTGAAGCCACAGACATCTATCCACTTACAGTGGAAGAGTACGAGTCAGTAGAAGTTATTGCTGAAGATGTAGAAGTAGAATAACCTTAGAGACCGGCTGTATGCAACCTCAATACTACTACCGTCCTGTGTGCAGTCGGTTTTCTAAATTTTTTTTGAAGGAGTACCATAATGAAAAAAACTAAATTAGAATTAGCACTTGACAAATGTAATCACACCATGGAACTGGTACGTACCATAGTACCAATTCTTGTTTTAATAATCCAGATCGTAATACTATTTAAAATATGAAAACAAAATGGAAACCTACTAGACATTATATAGTAGTGAATTATACGGATAGCCAGAAAGAACTTATCCAAAAAGAATTTAATACAAGTCCTTATAACTTCTCCGAGCCTTTCAAAGGTTGCACAGAGGGATTGTTTATAAGGGACGCTAGCGACTACAAAGATATAGTGAAGCGGATTGATGGTTGCTTCAATTATGAACTGTTGGAAACCTATACCGGAGTCCACGTTATTTTTTTAAAGGAGGAAGAATGAAGAACATGGATCTAAAAATACTAACTGATATTATCCACGAGGCAGATACCTCCAAGACAGAGATCGCCAAGGATAAATGGAGACTCCAATTATGTAAGATGATTGGAGAGATGGATACACAAATTGAAAAGCAAAACAAAGATATTCAAATATTAAAGACCATCTTGCTCACCGCAGCAGAACGGATGGAGTATGTCGAAACCTTTCTTGATTCCATGTTTGGTGAGGACAAGGATAAAGAAAAAACTTTACATTAAGGAGTACGCCTATGCAACAATCAGAAAAAGGGTATGGCCATATAGCCAAGGTTGGCCAAGATGGTAAATATACCTACGAACAATATTATCCAGAGAGGAAAAGAGTTATAGTTTCCCAATTGCATGAAGGTACGCATTGGAAAAAATTCTCTGCCCACGCTGAGGTAATAGTGCAGGAAACCATTTGTAACGAATTTGGTTTAACTAAGGGTAAACACACAGAAGGTTATGCACCGGAGTATGATTACCTAATTAATAACAAAAAGGTTGAACAGAAGATATCTCTTAAACAAGGTCTACAGATAGAGTTTAGTACCTATGATGGAAGACCTTCAGGGATTAATTTAACCTCAGCCGACTATCATGTATATGTAACCCCTTGCTGGTCTACAAAGGCAAACAAATTTGTAGGTAAGGTAAGACTATACAAGACTTCAGACTTACTTAAAGTTTTGGGTAAGTATGATAACTATGATGAAGACTCTAGGTTTGTGAAAGTATTTTCGCCAACGGACAGTAGTCCGGGCTCGAGGGTTCTTTCATTCGAAGAGTATGACCTTCATCCTAAAACTGGCATTCTCAAAGGTACATTAGGTTCCAAGAATGTTGACATCAATATTAATATGTTAGAAGTTTCCGTTATTGAGGAAAAGGGGAAAAGGGTAGGATTCGATTTCAACTTTCCGCAATGGGGAACCTTTCAGAAAATGGATTGGTGGTTACAGAAAGAATTAAAGAAACTTTTTTAGGAGAAATTTTTTTAGAGAATTTTTTTTTATAAAGTTTTATAGAGGTCCTCAGGAGAAATTCTGGGGGCCTCTATTTGTCTTCGCGCGAGTAAGCCCACCAAGTATACCCCCCATCATTCCTATTGACTGTTGTTTTGCATAAATTTCTAAACACACTTTATTTCTCCGAGGTACTCTATGGGCCTTGGAAGGGGAACTATTCAGATATTCTCCAAGTGTTTTAGTTGTCCTGGGAGTGTCATGGAGAGTCGCGGTGTCATATAGTGTCGACACTCCCGGTATTTTCTCTAAGAATTTCCGAGAAATACTTCAGAGAGTCAGGGCGTGTCACAGAGTGCAACCGTCTCGACAGAGTTTTTTAGAGAAATTTTCAGAGAAAACTTTTGGTGTGAGTCCCTTAGCTCCGCGACAACGGGTGGCATCTAGTGGCATCTAGTGGCATCTAGTGGCATCTGGTGGCATCAGGTGCTCAAAGGTACACTAATGTGGCTAATTGTGGCTAATTGTGGACTGGAATGGCTAATCAAAAAGAATATTTGATTATATAATTCTATAGATTAAGAAACAACCATGCTAGTACTAATAAAACAACGATACCTATAAATAATCTCATTGTGATCCTCCTAAGGTTGTGTAGTCTACAGTCTCTGATCCTCCTAGCTGTTCGCAAGCATGGGATTCATCAAAGAGCTTCATTTGTTTGTCTATTTCTTTTAATGGTAATCCTTTTCCTTCTTTATTCTTCCATATATGTTCTATTAATACATGGGTTAAATGGTGTAGTCTATCGTTCTCTTGTTGTAATAATTCAATTGTCATGGTCTCCTCCGATCAATTACGTTTTCAGTTGGATGACCTAGATAGGGTCTACCATCAAATATTGTATTCCCATTAGGTCCATCCTTATTAGTCCAATGGAAGAATACTTGTGCTACGTATTCTCCTTTATAGGGTTCTCTCCAGTGTTCATGTTCTCTTCCTTGGTATATTACTCCATCTCCGGATTCTAGATTGAATTCTTCTCCACTTATATAGATTGGCCATGGTTTTTCAGGGCTTTGTCCTAGACATATGGATAGGGTTACCTCACAGTCTTCTCTATCTATATGTTTTTCTAGGGTATTCCCGTGTTCATACAGGGAAAAATAGGAGTAATTAGGGTTGAGGTTGAGTTGGGTTATGTCGGCTACGATAGGGGTAAAGGTATCGAGGAGGTCTTCCATGATTAGATTACCATACATGGAGTAGGCGATGGAGGAATGGTCTTTCCTATAGTAACCATATCGTTCTGGGTCGGCTAATACTACGTCTTCTCCCTTGTATCTTATGGCTAATCGGTAGCGACGATGGCATTTCATTATATGGTCGGTTAATAGGTCTCTTACATCCTTCTCCATCATATTCTTCATTAGGAAGAAATCACATATTTTAGTACTCATTTCCTTCAATTGTCCTGATAAGAACGTTGTATCATGCATGTTTTACCTCGTATAATATAACATTAATAACTTAGTCAATCCCCAGCACATCACAATTATGGCCATTAGTCCTATCGTCGCCCCTAGTAATTGGGCTAATAAGTGTGAGGTAATCATAGATACGTCCTCCAGTTGATCGTATGGTTTGATAATCCAGTTAAGCATTGGTTACTTTCTTGTTTTCCAGTATGACCAAGGTTTTCCTTCAAACGACCATTCTACAGTCTTTGATTTTTCTGTTCTGGTTAGCTTATATAAAAAATAGGGTACTCCTATGCAATACAATAGAAGAACTAGTAAGAATAGGAACCCTAGTATATCATGTAGCCATGGTATATCTATGATATAGCGACTGACCCTCCAATCAATCATTTAGTGTAATGCTTTAATGCCTTTATAAGTTTTATCCGCTTATTCTTCGCCAGTTTAAACTTACGGGGCATCCACATAGGGAGTACCCCTTGAGTTATATCTGATATATCGCGGATAATTCGTTTCTTTATTATATCGGGTTGATGGTCTATGATAGATAAGTCCATATTCCCGTCTAAAATACCACGAATCATATACTGGATCGGATCCACATTCCGTATAGACCTACCGGAGAATC